TGAAAGGGTAGTTTCCGTGGTGTGCTATCTCACTATCAACTAAGGCATAAATACGTCCCCCTATGTCTCTAAATCGCTTACAGAAGGCAAAATCTTCACCTATTATCTGTCCTGTTTCTTTAATAAACTCTGTGTCCCAAAAATTATAAGAATGTTTAGAATCTCTTTCTGATTCATTATGGTAATGTTGTTGTCTCACTTTAAGTTCAGGATAATGTTCAATCATTTTCAGTATTGCTTCACGTTTAATTAACATACAACCAGCAGGTCCCTTTTCTATTTCTATCAGACCATGCTCTTCTACAAAATCATCAGGGTTAAGTATTTTCATAGGATAAGTAAATCCACCTTTATTCACTGGTATATTATAATCTTTATACATACCAAGTGCTTTTTTCCAATCAAACATCTTCATTGGATAAGGTATGAGTGTTATTTGTTTATCTAAATCTATCATTCTAAATATATCTTTTTCGTTAAATTGTATGTCTGTATCAACAAATAACATGTGAGTGCAATCAGAATGTAAGAATGCAGCAGTGCATGCGTTTCTACCAAATGTAACTAATGATCCTTTATGTAAATGTAATGTAATGTGCACTTTTCTTTTGTGACACTCGGCTTGTAATAGAAACACAGAACGCATGTAGTGTATATCTACCTGACCCATAGTTGGAGATGTTAGATATAATTTAATTGGCTTTTTCGAATTCATCCATATACCTTCCTATGTACTGGTGTTCGCCGACATGCATTATGTATTTATTAGTCAATGCATATATTTTACCGCCTATATCAGTCCATAGTTTACAAAACCCGTAATCTTCACCCATATAAGTTTGGGTATTTTCATCATGCACAGTATCAAAAAAATTATAATAATTAGGCACTTCTTGATATTCACCATTGATGACAGAGTTTTGTATTATTTTTTTGTTAGGATAATTTTGCATTAATTTATCAAATACGATTCTTTTTATTAATAAACATCCTGCGGGTGCGTGTGTTATTTCTGCTACACCATTGTTTACTTTGAAATTAGTTGAGTCCTTTATTCTTACTGGATAGGTACAAGCTCCTGTTTCTAAGTCCTCAACATTTTTAATTTTTCCCTTTTGCATTCTTTCATGAAGTTTAGCCCATTGAATACTTTTTAGTGGATAAGGAATGCATATCACATCCTTGTCAGCTTCGATCATCTTGTAAACAGCATCTGGACCTATATTTATATCTGAATCTAAAAATAAAAGATAATCCGCTTTAGTATCTAAAAAAGAAGCTACTGTTAGGTTTCTACCTTGTGTAACTAACGATGATTTATGCATAAGAAAACTTACATTATCACCTATCTTTAACATGTGCTTTTGTAACTCTAATAAACATTGAGCATAGTGTATAGACACTTCTGAATGAACTGGTGTACCAACACACAGATTAATTGATTTTTTTTGTTCTTCTTCTCTAAGCCATATAGGCTTAGAAGGATCATCTATCTTTACTTCTTTAATTGTTTGATAAGTGCCATCATTTGACCATATCTTACTTGACATTAGTAACCCCTCGTAAAAAATTCCACCAAGTTTCTGCTTGTTTTTCCCAATTGTAAAATCTTTTATAAAAGTCTTGTTGCATATTTAGGTTATTTTGTATTACATCTAAGTGTAATGTATCCGCTGCAATGTCTATAGCTGTAGCAAATGATTTAGCTAATAGTTTGTAATCCTCTAAATACTGAACATAAATTGGAAACTCTGAACAAGTTTCAGGCAACGCTCCATAATTAGTTACAATAGAATATAAACCAGCGGACATGCATTCGATTGCTGATATACAAGATGTTTCTTCCCAAATACTTGGGTAAGCGAAGATATGATAATTTTGTAAATTCTCTAAAATATATTCATTTGGTCTATAACCAATATAATTTACGTTAGGTAGTTCTGATGCTTGTTTATACAAGGGCACCCACTTATCATCATTAGCTTCCTTAAAAGCATCGCCATAGACTTGGGTAGAGCTGTAAACATCTAGTTTAATATTTTTGTTTTTTACCATCTGCATTGCAGCTAACAATACATTTAATCCTCTCCAAGGTGTTGGTTGAAATATCATTCTGATAGGTTCGCCTTTTTTATATGGTTTTCTTCTTGGAAAAGACGTGCATCCGTTTTTAATAACCATACATTTTTCTGTTGGTAAATTAAAAAGCATTCTGTATTTTTCAAATGTCCAATGAGAGTTAAATACATACCAATCATATTTATGATGATTACTTTTATCTTTAAACCACGGATATATATTAGGTTGATCGTATGAGTTTTTTTGCCAAAGTATATTTGGTTTATTAGGATGTAATGGTATTTTTTCAGGCACTGAAGTTGTTATTTGTACCTTATCTAATAGATCATTATCTACATGATCGTATAAAAATTTGAGTTGTAGTTCTGTACCACCAGCAGGTTCCATTAGTCGTTTTTACCAAATACCTCCAGAGAAGCAACTGTTATTTCAAGGTCTTGTCTAAAATCATCTTCAGTTGTGTCTGTGTTTGGATCCGCAACATCTGCATTAAATGCATTTTTGTCAGCGTATACTTGACCTGTTCTTTTGTTTTTAACAATTTCTTTTGCTTTTGCTGGTATTATTTTCATGGTCTTCTCCCTTGACGATTGTATGGTTTATAACTTCTTTTTTCAGATTTTGAAAGAGATTTTTTGTGACGTCTAGGACGTTTACGAGGTTTTGGTCTTGGTACAAAATTTACAAACTTTTGTCTAGCCATTTTCCTGTGATCTATCTAATAGCGCGTAACTTATTGCACCTTGAATTTTATTACTACCTGTTGATGCTTGAACAGTAATTGCATCACCCGCTTCTAAATTTAAACCTTGTGGTGTTGCATTTACTTGTGTTTTTGCAGCTACATCATCTCTAAAAAATTCATACTCAGCACTTGAATCAGAGGAGTCAACTAAATTCATCTGTACTAAGATAGCTGATGATGCATCATTGTTTGCACAATATACAGCTTTTACTATGATTGTTGCATTAGCAGGACAAGTTAAAACTGTTGCTTTATTTACATCAGCTTGTTTGTAACCTTGATTTTTATATTGTATTGTCATGACATAAAGTAATTAAACGCATCCTGTTCATTTTTTAAGTCTTGTTGATAGGTTGTGTTCAATTGATTTTCTACTGTAGCTATTGCTTGGTTTATTTGTCTAAACCCTTCCTCTGTATATTCTTTAGGTGGTTCAGGTACATAAACATTTATCTTAGCCATTTTTTCTACCTCGTCTTATAGACTCCTTACCTCTTCTAAATATAGAAGCCACTTGTGATTTACCCATAACTTTAGCTCTTTGCTCACCAACAGTCAATATTTGTATTTTCCTTGCAAACGGTTTAGATACCTTCTTAACCTTAGCAACGGTCTTACGAGCATCATTAGGAGTCGCAAACTTAATTCCAACAGTATCTTTAGGATTCTCATCTGTGTACAATCTCCTACCTGAACCTTTTGGTTTTTTACCTGTACCTACTTTAGGATCTTTTCGTTTCATTATCTTCTACCATCTTGATATACATCAGCTCTAAAAGTTCCATATCTCCAACTTTCATCAGTTGATGTATTTTCTATTTTTAAATTTGCTAATCTTCCTCTTACTCTTGTATCTATTTTTGATGTTGTTCCTGTTACAGTAAATTGAGTTGTCGTAGAATTTGTAGATACAGGAAAATCTTTTGTACCTAATGTAATTTGAGCATTACCCTGTATATTTTTAAAGTCGGGTAAAAATCTACTTACTCTTAATAAAAATGATCCGTCACCATCAGTAGGTAAATCAAAATCTCCTGATTGTACAAAAGCAGGAATAGCTGTTGCATTTCTGTTAAGGTCTACTTTGTTTACGCCAATCTCTTGCCCAAAATATGTTGTTGCTCCAAAAGTATTGGTTGCACCTTGTAGGGTAGGAAATGTTGGAGTGCCCGTAGCACTATACTCAGTAGCATATGGTACAGGATATGTAGAGGCATCAGCATATGTGCTTCTAGCAAGTGTCATTGGAGCCCATGTATTTTCTACATAATTATAGACAGCTGTTCTGTCGTTTTGTGTAGATGGATCTGATACAGGGGTTCCCGCTGGGTAAAACCAAATAATTTCATTAAATAAAGAATTGTGTGATGCAAAAATAATTTCATTAGAAGAATAGTTAACTCCAACATTATTGCCTGTTGTGGTAAAAACAAAATCTTCAATCAATGAAGGCAATAGCTTTACTGTTCCGTCGAATACAAAAAAACCACCTGATTGACCCATCCAATATACTTTACCATCTGCATAAGCAGCAGCGTGTTGACCTATACATCCACAATTAGAACCAACTTGTCTTATAGAGAAAGTAAATGGTGGACCTACAAACTGCATTAAATAAGCTGCAGTATCAGTTAATATTAAATTATAATCTTTACCAGATATAGCAGTAACAATTTTGTTGCCTGTATCTAATCTAAAAGTACCTGC